TGGCGGCCTTCGCGGCTGCCGCGACAGCCGGCGTCGGGCCCTGGCCTGCGGCTACCTGTGCGGGAGTCGCGCTTGCGGTGCTCGCGGTGACGGCTGCGGCCAGCGCTGCGGCATTCGCAGTCATGGTCGCGCTGAGCGCATCGAAAGCGGCCAGTTGCGCCGGGGTTGCCCCCGCTGCAGTTGCGGCGGCAACCGCCGCGGCAATGAGGGCGGGAATACCTTGGATCAGGGCGATCACGCTTTGATTGACGGTGGTCTCCGCCGTCACATCGGCAGTGATTTCGGACAGCGCTGCGTCTACGGTGGTGGACATGATTTCTAGTCTCCTGAGAATAAGGTCCAGTTTCGATTCGATCCTGGACAGGTGGTGTTCGCATGGATTGAACATTGCGGGCGCGATTGTACGCTCCTCGCTCCGCGGCAAGATAGCCCCTGGCTCCGGTACATCCGCAAAGACTTCGGTCACGTAATTTCGGGTCTCTAAGGGAAGATCCGAGAACAGCTTACCCGCAGCCAGATGCGCGTCGAGCCTCTCCACACGATCCACGCCGCGCTGGCCCCAGTTGTACGCGGCCAATGCGAGCTGCCAATCGTTGAAGTGGCTATGCAGGCGCTCAAGCTCCGCGCCAGCCGTGAGCACATCGGCCTGCCAGAGCACGCCAGCGCCATGGAAAAACTTTGGGTTGAGCTGCATAAGCCCGACGCAGCCAGCCGAGGATTCTTCCTCGCTATCGATGACAGCGGCGCGCCAGTGCGACTCCTGATAGGCGATGCGCGCGAGCAGATCGCGCGGAATGGCGAAGCGGTCCTCCGCCGCGGCAAGCGTCGGCAAATAAGGTTGACCGCCGTCTTTCCAGCTCACTGATTAAGCCTCATTGGTGACCTTACGCCTACGATACGCAGCGACTGCGACACTGACAATAGCGATCACGAGTCCGGTAATGCCGACGAGGTATCCCCAACCTTCCTTCATAACGGTGCTGCGCTCCTCGACACTATTCATTCGAATCTCTAAGGCGGATAACTTTTCTTCAAGCCCCTTGTGCGCCTGCTCGTATTCCGAGCGCGGCATGAAGGTGTGCTCTTGATCGGCCAGCGTGCGGCGGAATTCGTTGACTGATTCAAAGCGCTTGTCTGACGCCAGCTCTGACTTCTCGACCGCGCGGTCAGCGGCCTCCAGCGCCGCCTTGACCGCGGCATCCTGCGCGGCGAAGCGAACATCGACATATTCCCGCAGACTTATTTCTAAGCCGGTTGACGGTACAGACGGCGACGCAGCATCTGTGTAGGAACCGCCCAACCACAACACCAGAAACAGTGCGGCGATGGCTGTCCTTATCTCCCTAAAACGTGCTGTCTCATCCGTCGGAGGAACCATTAGCGAGTAAAGTGCGGCAGGTGCCAATTCTCGACGTTCACGCCGACGAGCAGAAAGGCCAGAATGAAGAAAAAGAGGCAGGCGCCCACCAGGTTGAAGCGCGGCGAGGACACGTTCAGAAACACCAGGATCGCGAAGATCAAGGCGATGATGAGACAGGCGGTGTTCATCGAAACACCCCGAGCAACCACAGCACCAGCAGGATCACAAGGATCGTGCCCAGTCCACCCCCGTAATAGCCGTACCCGTAATTTGGATGTATTCGCTGGCCGATGCCAAAGCCGGGAAACCCGAAAATCAGCCACAGGACGACGATCAACAGAATGATGCCCACGATGGTCTCCTTGATGCGCGCCGAGTGTTCGGCGACTTCATTTCAGTGGTGCCCTTTGTCTCATAACGCCGAATAATATCAAGGGTGTGGCCCGTCACGTGAAGGCTGGCAGGCCGCCCTCTATAGCCACGGATGTCGCACCGCGTTTGACGCTCACGAGCTCGGCGAAGGTGAGACTCACTGAATCGCCAGTGTCAGGGCTTACAAGGCCCAGTTTGCGCATGTCATCCTTCGACATTAGCTGCAGCCGCATCTGCCGGCGCTCCATCGGCTGACCCAGGAGCTGATCGCGCAGGTCCCGGTCATTCGGGATTTTAGATACCCGCAGCCACTCGGCCATGCGGCCCCACCACTCTGCCCTCGGATTGTAATAATTGAGCTTGTCGACTACTGCCGAGCGATCCCCCCCATAGGCCTCCATGACTTGCGGGTAGCCCAATTGCTTGAGGCGATCAAAGATGCCTTTACCCAAGCCATGACAGTCGATGAAGGCGTAGTCGGGCTTGTACTTCGAAAGATAGCCCGCGATCAGGCTCGCGCAGCGCATGTGGTTCGATTCGGAGAATCGGATGATCTCCTTCAAGATTGGGCCTCGGCGCAGCGCAATCGCTGTCACAGCCTCCCCGCCCCCGGAGGGGTCGATCCCCATCACCAGCGGGGTCTCATCGTGCAGCCAGTCCTCCTCGATCACGCGCGCAACGGCGGCGTCCAGCAGCTCAGCGGTGAACAGGCGCGTTGCCCCGCCCTTGGGCGCCTGGCCCAGCACGCGAACGCGAAAGAAGTCGCTATCCTCCCCGTACTGGTCCTGCCACTGTGCGATGCGCACCTTGTCGGCCTTGCGAGCCGTGCGCGCATCGATATTGAAGGTCAGCCAGTATTTGCGGTTGCTTTTGAAACAATCGTAAAATTTACCGGATGGTTCGGTGAGATTCCCGCAGGCCATCCAAAGGCCACCGGGCGTTGTGAAGGCGCCCTCGAGCGTCGTCCAGATGATATCGGCCACCGTGCTCGCCTCGTCCATGATCACGGCCGGATCGCCCTCGTGAAGGCCTGCGACCGCGTGCGGATTGTTCTCACTCCACGGGATGGCGTCTGCAACCGCGAGCGGATTCTCGCGTAGCTTGAAGGACTGCGCGGCCCAGCTAAACCAATGCCCGTTGGCCGCCACGGAGTTCCATTTGTTGATCTCGCGCCACAGCTTTGTTTTCAACTGCGTATCGGTGCCCGCGGTGCAGTTCATGCGCGGCCGCAGGCGCGTGGATAGCCACCAGGGGATTACCCAGGACAGCAGCGCGCCCTTGCCCACGCCGTGTCCCGAGCCGATCGCCATCTGCACCGCGTTGGTCGCGGCTCTCCCCGTGTCAACCAGCAGCGCCTCGGTGCCCACTGCGCGCAGCGCCTCGATCTGCCACACATCGGGCCCGGGCTCCTTGGCGAGGAACGTACCCTGCTTTGTCCAAGGATAGATGCCAAGCACCCAGGTGAGCGGGTCGTAGTAGCAATCGGCCGAAAAGTCCATCAGCCGATCGTCGGTCGGGGAGATGATCGGCTGCTGCTGAGCGAGCTGGATCAGAAATAGTCCTCGAACGGCGCGACGTGGCGGGCAATGGCGTTCTTCTGCGCCGTGATTTTATCGATGCGTGCCTTTTTCTGATCCGCGGTGAGGTTGGTACTCTCCATCACCATGGCCTGCTGCTTATTCAGCTCCTTCATGTCCTTGCCAAGTGCGTTGAGCATGGGGCGCAGTTGCAGCAGCTTCTTGTTGTCCTGCAGGTACGCGCGCGCTTCCTTCATCCGATGATCGGCCGAGAGCGCCATGAGAGTGTTGTAGGCCTTGTCCGCCTGCTCGCGAAAGTCGTAGAGCTCAGGGGTGTACTTCGTCGTGGTCGGCTCGCCCGACTGGTAGAACGACTTGAAGGCCGACTCCATCACCGAGCTCGAAGGTGCATCCGGATACCCTAAGCCGCGCCGTGTGAGCCGATCGGCGCCATCGAGGAGGGTGATGCCAAGGCTTGAGGTATAGCCTTGCACAAGCGCCTGCAGACGCGCCGGCGAGTTGAGCGTGTAGCTGTACTTGCCAGGTAGGTTGCCAGCAATCGCGCGAATCATGGGACTCGTATAGTCGTTGTACTGCTCCTGGGGCGCTAGAGCAGCCTCCTTGTCGGTCAGGATCTTGTTGCCAAAGGCGTTGACGTTCACGGCCTGCGCGAGCAAGGGGCGCAGCACCAGCGGTACCGGGTTCAAGGCAAAGGTATCGAGCACGGCGCGCTTGGCCGCATCGATCGATTCTCCTGCGGTGTCGCCGCCTGGTTTGCCCATCGCGTGCATGCCGGCCGAGACCAAGCGCTCAGGCAGCGTCGCGAAGATCAGCCCGAGCTCGAAGGGCTTGGGCAGCATGAAGTGGTGATCGCCTATGAAGACGTGCCAAGACATATCCTTTTCCCACTCCGGGAGTTCTTGATAGCGCGGGTTATCCCAGTTGTAGGCCTGCAGGCCCAGCGTGGCCGCCGTGACCATGGCGCCGCGGATCGCGTAGCCGCGCCAGTTGTCCTTAAAGCCGCGTGCCATGCGGTAGGTGCCCTGGATGCGCGGGTTGAGAAAGGGCACCGTGCGATTGATGAACTGCATGATAGCGCCACCGCCATGCATCGACAGGTCCTCGATGTCGCGTGCGCGGAAAGCAGCCTCGGCTACGGATGCCCCTTGCTTTCGAGCGGCACGATAGACACGCAGCATGTGCTCGTTCTTCGAAGCGTTCTGGATCGCTCGCCACACCTTCCACCAGTTTTTAGGATTGGCCGCCCTCGTGAGGTAATCGGTTTTATTGCCGCCCTTGTACGAATCGATGAGCATGCGGCGCACGCGCTCGGGATCCTGATCGTAGCCCTGCGCGCCTCCCGCGCCGGCCATCATCATGTCGTAGAGGTCCTTGTGCCCCGTGATCGAATCGTAAAAGTCGCGATGCGCGTTGGTCAGCAGTCCCACCATGCCGCCCTGCTGGATCGCGGTATCGAACATCACGCGCAGGAAGCGCCTGGCGGTGTACATCGGGGTCGCGGTTGACATCGCGGTGTAAAAGCGCTTCGGCCCTGAGAGCATCCCGAAAAGGCGCTTATCCAGATCACGCAGCCATTTGGGTGAGCCCTGGATGGAGGTGAGCGCGTCCAATACGAGCGGGTCGAGGATGCGGTGATATTCAGGCTTACCGTCACGCATCACACGGATCACGTTGCGATCGGTCGGAGCCACGCGCCGGAAGAAGCGCGTCCAGCTCTCGCGTTGCGACTCGGTCATGTTTGGGTCTAGATTGAGCCCCATGTTCTTCATGGCACGCTCGATCTGATCGTTACTGACGTGGACGGCCTCGACTTCCTTTGGCACCTTAAAGGCAAACGTGTTTTGAAACTGGTCGACCGCCTTCAGCGTGGCGATATTTTTCTGCGCCGCATCCATCTGGTTCGCAATGTTCATCATCACGTTCTCGAGGATGTTGCGCAGCGGGGCCGCCTTGCCCGTAAGCCTGCCGCTCATCTCACGCTGGTTCGCTAGTCCGCCGCGTGATC